GTTGGCCCCAGGCGTAACGGCGTTCCTGTTCTTCCTCACGCCCCTGCTGCGGGAACATCGTATCAATCAAATACCCACCGGCTAATTGGACGCTGGCAGCGGTCACATACGACCAGAATCCCCATGTCCCTCCATAGAGCTTCGCGGCCACGGCACCCCCGGCCCAACCAGCCAGGGCAATAACCGCGATGGTGGCGATCACGCGAGCAATATCTTTCCCGGCATCATCCCCGCCGCTGGCCACAACCGGGCAGATAGCGATAACGTCTCCGGGCGCAGGGATGCGGGACCGGTATTCTTCCTCCGGGACGACCTGGCCGTTGTGACAGACCACGATCTCGTCTTCGCCCATCACTTCCGGCAGGATGTAGTTATAGAGTGATTGGCCCGGAATATAGTCAAGCTGTTTTAGCTCTTTTTGGTCGGGGTCAAAAGGGTTTCTCAAGATCGCCAGTTTAATCACTACTGTTTCACCTCGCAGCCAGCAGGGATATAATAGCCCTCGATAATATTCCGATAGTAAGGATGATCTATCCGGCTCACGTGCACGCCGGAGCCTTCCGATATGTGCAAAAACTCGCCGAAACCAACATAGGTTCCAACATGGTTCAACTTGTCCTCTTTGCTGTTGAATTTGAACACGATCAAGCAGGGGACTTGGGGCTTTGTCAGTCTAATCCACCGCCCACTTTTCTTCTCAGCGAGAATAGTCTTTTCAATCGTGGATTCATCACGACAGGAGATCCAAAACTCCGGAAGTTCTATGCCGCACCGGCGAAACGCCTCCATCGCCACGCCGTAACAGTCGTAAGATTCTGGACCACGGCCATGATTAGCAAAGGGTTTCCCTATCAGATCCGAATAATCAAATATATGTGGGGAGGCCGGGCACACCGGGCTCACCCCCAAATCTCGCGGAATTCCCCAACTGCCGGCAAGACTTGAGTGTGTAGTTGCAGGGTCCGCCTGTTCCGGAATATCCGCATTCAATGTCCCCGAATCCGTATGGGCAAAAATTCTTCATATATCGCCGTGACGGGTATCTCCGGACGATGTTATGGTCCGGGCCCAGGGTGAAAGTGACCCAATAGGCATCAACGTTTGCTTTTTTCGCCTGGAAGTACTCCTCGATCACGGGTTTGGGGTTGTCCAGGTGCTTAGAGTGCACGACCCGGATTATTGCCGTGGCATCCGTGCCTCCACGGTATTGTTCCAGATATCTTCCGACCGTCCGGTGGACATTTGACACGCGCAGGGTAAACTGCGGAATCTCCCCGGCCTTGTCCTCGCTGACCTCGCCCAGCCGGAAAGGGAAGCGGTACCAAATCTGTCCAGACCCGGCGGGCCACTCAATGTCCTCAGTATTGTTGACGATCCTAATAGTCAGGCCTTCGTACAGAATTTCCAGGAGGACCAACCAGGCGCCGGTGGAGGCGATTTTATTCTTTTCGATTTCATACGTGGCAACCGCTGACAAATCCAGTTCCATGTCAATCCTCCTTTATGACGCACTGAGTCGCCCAGTAGCCGGGAGCAACTTCCCGAAAACGCGGAGCCTCTCCAACGAAACGAACAATATACTTCTTTCCAAAATGCGGGCTGAAAGGAGCATTACAAGTCCATTCAAATATTTGTGAAGACCCCTTGGCTTTATTTCTATAAAAATCCTCAAGTATTTGCTGTTCTTCTGTTGTCAAAGGATTTTTGTCGCCCCAAGTCAAGTAAAAAGTTAGCCGGGACCTTGTGTATTTCGCCCGGCTAACAGTATGCCCGCCATCCATCGGGGAGGTGATGCCGATATTTTCCGGCTCGATCTCCGGAGTCATAGGAGGAGTTATATCAGGGAAAACCAATGTGGTCATAGTTGTCACCTCGGTTGTAGAATTCTCTGAATACCGTCGATGTTCCGGCTATAGCCCTCCAGGAAGAAACGGACTACTGTCCGCGGTCCGTCAAATTCTGTTTCTTTTCTCGTCTCAATCGGCGTTCCGGTATTGTTGATAATCTGTATATCCACTTGGGGCTTCCACCCCGCCTCATACGCCACATTCTGCGCCCGAGACAATATCCGTTCCCCGGTCTGCGCTATAATCGGCACCTCGTCGGCCGCTAACTTCAACCCTCCATGGGCCCGAATTGCGCCGGCGAAAGCATCGACCACACCGCCCCAGTGATATCTTTGTGGGACCTCGCCACCATCATGGAATGACGGAAAGCCAGCCGCAGTTAAGGCGCCCATCATGGCTTGCTTAATCAAATATTGTGTAATGGTTTGTAAAAGGTTTTCGAAAACGTCCGACAAGGATTCTCCTCTAACTATCGCCTGGGAAAGCCCGTCAACCAAACTTTCGGTCCACTGCCTAGTCAGGTCAGTTAGATCCGGAACATCAGCGGAAAGGTCATCAATAACGTTTTTCAGAGCCTCGATCCTTTCCGTGCTGGCATCTTCCATAGCTTCAAGGGCGGCAAGTTCATTCTGAAGCCGCTGAAGCAGCTCTTTCTTCTCCCATTCAGTAAGCTGCTGCTCCAGGCCATATTCTTTGCGGATTGCCTCTTCCGCATCTTTAACCCGCTTGTCAAATGCTCTTTTTTCTTCATCGGCTTGTTCTTCTCGGGTCTGTGCAATCAGCGCATCATAATACTGGTTGATTGCCAACTCCGCTTGCTTATATTGCTCTTCATCTTCGAGCTTTTTCCTTGCTTCCTTGAGCGCCGCTTCCCGGTCTAATTCGTACTGGGCAACCCGTTGGTCGTACTCTTCCATGAGCGCCAACCGGGCTCGGTTTCGCCAATCTTCTTGCCATTTAGCCAGTTCTTCGGCGATTTGTTGTTGTTTTTCGGCTTCTTCGTCTTTGATTTTTGTCAGTTCTAATTCGTACCACTGGGCAAGGGTAAATTTTTGGCCATCAACCTCAATCTCTTTGATTTTAGCGTCTTCATAGGCTTTCCGTTGCTTGTCCAGCTCTCGGATTTTAACCTCAGTCTCGGTCCTGGTTAGTTCGAAGAGTCGGTCGGCAAGCTCGGCTTCTAGTTTCTCTCGTTCTCTAATTTGTTGTTGCTGTCGTATTGCTTCCTCGGCTTCTGCTCTCTTCCGTTCTGCGTCCGTCTTACGCCTTTCATTTTCCGCTATTACAGCTTCCATTGTTGTTCCTTGAATAGCCGCTTCTAAAGCATCTCTTTGTTTGCTTAAACCTTCAATTTCTAATTCCAGTTCTTTTATCTGGGCATCTATGTCAGCAAGCCACTGGTCTTCTTCTTCTCTGGCTTTCCGCAAAGCTTCATTTACTCTAGCCAGGCTTTCTTCATCCTGAGGCAGGCCTCTCGCGCCACCTCGGGAACGTCCCAGTTCTAAAAATTGCTCCCTCTGTGCGCGCTGGCGCTCAAGTTCATCTCTTCTTCTTTCGGCATCACGAATTTGGCTTTCTAAAAGGTCCTTATCCAGTTTCAAAGCTTCTCGCTTTTTCCTTACCATATCTTCCAGGGCGATATTAAGATCCAATATAGCCCTGCCTTCATCATCATAACCTTTGACCATGCCAGGGACCAATTCAATGAGCCTTTCGGATATTGTTTTGAGCCTTTCTTTTTCATCCGCGGTTTTTTCAGTCTTCGAGAAGAGTTCTTCGTATTCATCCACTAAATCATAGATTTCATTGCTTTGTTGCTTATACTCTTTCGATAACTCCCGCATCTGCTCAAGCTGTTTTTGTTGAGCGGTATATAGTCCAACAACAACAGACGTTAAAACCGATATTGCCAAAATCCCCCAGCCTACCGGGCCAGAACTGGCAAAGAGCGTTCGGAATCCGGTAATAAGTTTGGGTATCAGGGCATTTCCCGCAGCCATGATTGAAACCAACCCGGTAAACGCAAAAGCACCGGCGGTCACGCTGGATACCATTTCCGGGTTGGTTGAGATGAAGCTTTTAACATTTAATAACAAGGCAGAGTATGTAGAAACAACGGCGGATACAGCCGGTTCCATTGCGTCACCAAAAGCTGCGGCGGTATCGCGGGTGACTGCTCCGGATTTCGCCAGCACACCTTGGAGAGTGTTTTGAAGCTTGGCCAAATCACCAACTTGATGACGGGTTTCTTCCATAATGCCGTTTATTTCTGCCTGGCGTTTTTCGGCTTCGGTAAGCTGACCGACCGTTTTACCTATTTGAGCAGCGTATTCTTTCCACATATTAGACAGGTTCTTAGTTACGCCGGCGTTATCGACCATCTGGCTCATTTCATTTTTTAAGCCTTCCGTGGCTCCTTGAATGGCTTCGCCCAAGCTCAGGTGACCTTGCCTGCCAAAGGCTGCCGCATCCGCGAGCCGATTGAACATGCGAATTGCCGTTTCTTCATCCTCGTAACGTACCAGCAAGTTTTTATATGCGGCGATCGCGTTATTGAGCGGAATCATGCCTTCTTCGCGAATCCGTTCTAACTCAGCCTGAATTTTGGAATATGTCCCGACGGTCCCGGTCGCAATAGAATCCAGACCCAACATAGCCGATTTCAGTTGGTTGTTGGCATCAATGCTTTTCCAGATCCCGGCGGTGATAGCCGCAAACGAGGCGCCGGCCGTAATGCCCAGTTCTTTATACGATGCCTGGACTTCTTGAGCACTCTGTTTTAATTCCTGGTCTTTTTTCTTGATACCATCCACGGCGGCATGGTATCCCTTGCCATCCGCGGTCATTGTTGCTTTTACCGTTCCAGCATTATATTCGGCCAACTCTGCTCACCTCGCTTCGCCATTACGTAACCCGCTTCAAGCCCTTTGCCGGAGTTTCCCACCACCGAGATGATTCTTTCGCCATTTCCGGATACGCGGTTTCTGTCAACTCTTCGGTCAACCGACGCCTGGTTTCCGGTCCAAGAAGTTGAAAGTTCGCAATCATAAATTGCATCAAGTTCTCCTGGGCTTCAATCCGCTTCATATGGTCACACAAAAGAAAAAACCGCCTAATTGGCAGTTTAAAAACCATTTCAGCGGTATATCCTTGATAAAATCGAATAAATTTAGCTATTTTAAAGCCGACGTCCGCAATTAATTTCTGGGCTTCGTCTGGGGTAAATTCTTTGTGATCCCGGACATCGGCTTCTGCACGTTTGGGTCAATCTGACTCCCTAGAAAAGATTCGACCAGAAAGGCCAGAAAACCCCTGACTTGTGCCCCGTTCATATTTTCGATTACCTCATCTGGCAGGTCGGGCACGCTTTCCTTGAAAATGCTATAGAAGTTGATTCGTGCCTGCTCTTCATCCTCGATTGTGCTCATCTTGATAATCCGCATGTATGTTTCAACAGAGACATCGTTGACTTTATACACTTGACCATTGATTTTAAGCGTCAACGGTTCGGGGACTAGCGCATCTAGGTCAATACTACGCTCTTTTGCTCCCAAATTAATACCCCCTTAGTTTAAAAGCGGGAAGATTGCTCTTCCCGCTTCGTTTCTTTTGCTTCCTCGGCTTATGCTCCAGTGGTAAATTTCAGGACAAAGGGTTCCAAAGAATTACCGTTCAGGTCCTTGATCCCCATGCCCAGTACAACTACATACTCTGTACTAGCCGCCAGAGCCTCCGTGGTCGTCAACCTGATAGTCTTGGTTGCAGAAATATAAGATACACCGTAATCCTTGAACACTTCTTGGTCTGCCGTCTTCGCAATCAGCGTATTGGCCTTAATTACGGTATCTGGCAAGATATCTTCGGACATTACAAAATCAATATTAAGTCCCTTTGCTTTATTTACTCCCGTATCGTTTGCCTCTGGACTAGTGCTGACCACTTCCGGCGCGGTTACATCAGCCTGGGCAGTCCGGTCACCAATCTGGAATTTACGCCGAGTGATACGATCCTGAGTATACCCTTTAAAGGTCGCCTCCAAAATCGAAACCTCATTTGTGCGGTACACAATCCGGAATGGACTGACGCAAGTTGCCCGGGGGAAATAACAATTGTTACTCTCATCGCCAGGCTCGGCATCTAAGGCAGTCAGTAACAAGGACTTTCCTAACGCCCGCATACTGAGCCCCGCATTGACCACGCCGTCATAAAGGATTTTATCTCCGTCCACTACTTTATTGATATACGGAATGAAAATCCCCATATCCACGGCATTCTTGACGGCCACGGCAATTCTCACTTCTGCGGCAAACCCCATCAGGACGTCATCGTATTCCGGATCTTGGTCAAATTCAATAGTTTGGAGATTCGGCGTAATTACCACTTCGGCACCCCTGGTCAACCAATCCATCAGCTGGCCATTGTAGTGGATAGCCGCCGGCCCCATCCTGTACTTTTCAGCTTCCGCCATTCTGTCACATCCTTTCATTTGATAATAAAGGTCATATTCCAAGTAAACTCATCCCTGCCGTTCTCGTCCCGTCCCATGTAATACGGGAGCGGTTGCATCGGCTGGACAAGTTGAATAAAAAAACTTCCGATGCTAAAACACTTTTTCGGAATCCCACCTGGACAAAAGTAATCATGTAGTTTTTTAGCTAAGGCTTGGGCCTCGTCGTAAGTCGCGCCCCGAATCCGGAACTGGAAGGTGACATCTTTCCGTGGTAGGTCCGGATCTTTTGGCCAGCCGCCGGTATCGAAAATGGAAATACAAGCGTCTGGGGAGTCAGGCATGAAGGAATAAAAGAGGTCCTGGCCAACTATGCCAATGCCTTGCTCTTCTAAATGTTCGGCCAACTGTTTCGCTGTCAAACCATACTCACTCATTTCGTCCCCTCCTTCATTCCCTTAGCCATGGCATCGCGGAGGTTTTCCATGTATTTTGTGGCGTTTTCTTTTAGCGGTTGTTCAAGGTATTTAGCTTGCTTGCCGGGCAAATGTTTAAAGGTTAAATCCTCATGCTGTCTTAGCGCGTATGGCGTATTATAAGAAACCTCGCCCACAACAACCTGGCCGGGCTTCGCATCAGGTCTACCACCAGTTGTTGTCGGAGCCCCGCTTTTGCTTCCTCGTGCAATCTCCACCCGGTTCACTCTGGCCGAAGCAGAACCA